AATTTTAAGGAATTTCAGCAGGGCCCTGTGAACTAGGTTTATTTGCAATACCATGTGCTGTAATACCCTTATCATAATTAATTTGTGACAGTTTCTGTGCTTCTGCTTTTACCCAATGTTCGTGCCATGCCCAGTCAATACTAAATTCCATATCAACTTCGACTTTATCATAAGCACCAATATCACCAGAATAAAGATCCTGAGGATCCTTAGTTGGGAAACAACCTGTATAACATGCAGCATATTCAACAGTCACACCATCTGGTTTTGTAGTCCAGTACATCATCGTACCAGCATACTGACTCTTAGTATAATCAGCACCAACCAAATTAGAAACACCTGTTCTATAGTCACGAATCATTTTAATCCATCCGTGGAAAATTTTCATGATAGGTGTTGAAGAAAACTCAAGAAACTTCACAGTAAGTGTATTACCATAATCGAAGTTTGTTGGTACACTCCATTTGGTTCCGCCCAAACCAGTAAATTCTGTCTTGTTCAGAGTTCCTCCAGGAGGAGTTACTGAAAGACATGATGCTGATAATGTATTTTTTACATCAACTGCATCTTTAAATTGTGCCTGAGTATTAGGAGTGTTTCCCTGATCGACATAACTGATATTCTTAACCAGTTGATCTGGTAATTTTTTGAAATAAATGAAATGATAACCAGAAATATATGGATCTGCCACTCCGGAACTTGTTCCTCCGAATCTACGATCAAAAGGATTTTCTGTTACGGCATTGAAACTTGGATTCATGATTTTTGCCTCCTTACTTTTATTTTATGAAAAGGTTAAGTTGAATTTTCTCAATAATTGGAGTAGGTTCCAACATAACATTCACATGACAGATTTTCGCTTTAAGTTCATACTCTGTAGCACCAACTTCGATATTATAAGAACTAAGACCTCTTGCTCTTTTAATGTATTCTAAAAATGGTCCTATAGAAGAACTAATTTGACCCCAAGTCTGAGCATCGTTAAATTCGAAAATAAAGAATTTACAGAATTGTTCAAGAGCACGTTTGATATAAAGAACTGTCCGAATTGCATGAAGATCCTGCAATTTGCTCGGTTTCTTCTGAGTTGTTAACTGACCCCAAACTGTATATCCAACATTAAACTTAACAATAGGATTCAATTGATTCAGATAAAATCTATCTCTATCACCCAATTTACAATTGAATCTCATATCCTTAATCTTATCAATTGTACCTCTGTTGAAACCTGCACTTGGATACCATATTTCATAAAGTTGATCGTTCAATGGAATCATTGTTGCCATATGATATACAGGAGAAACCCAGATATCACGTCCAGTGTACATATCATATACTTTAGTATATGGTTCGTATAATGCAAGATACATAGAATTGAATGTATGGAAATCATCAGGTGATACAGTTCCAGTTCCAACACGTCTATCAATTGCATAATTCGCAGTCGGGTTATCACCATTATCTAAAACTGCTATACAGTCTCTACGATCGTCAGCAACGAATGAAGAGATTTTACGTTTAACTTCTGATGGATATCCAGCATCCCATACAAGTGTAAAATATATATTATCTAAATCATAGATATTATCTTCTATTTCGCTTGTAATAGGATTAGTCAACATACCACCAAAAGCAAGAGTCAATACTTGAGTTGCAATTGCTTGATTTGCCTGTATTTTACCTGTTGTTGGATTAACTTCTAGGAGACCACCTTCAGAACCATTTGTTAAATGATCGATTTCTGCGGAAGCACCTGAAAATACATTTGTTGGATCTATAAGATTATCATCAATAACCTTAACACCCGCATCATTTACTTTGCAACGAAGTCGTTTTGAATATTGGTTAAGAACATCTTCAATGAAAACTGAATCACCAGATTGGTCAAGCATATCTTCATAAAAAGAAACTTCAAATGATTCTACAATCTGATCGTCGCCATCTGATTGAGTTTCATAGATATCAATTACATAAATATCTTCTACTTCTGGATTAACATTCTCAGAAATTTTGATTCCAAGGTTGTCGTAATAATCACCACGTCCCACCGCTCTGAAATAACATAGAGGTGTTTGTGTTCCGCCAGATACTGGAAAAGTCATCTGGGCAGTAGTGTCCAATTCTCGTACCGAGTTCTGACTCGGAAAAGAAACAATATCAATACCGTTCGTTGCATCATTTGCCATTAAAAACATATTAGAATATGCTGCATCATCTGGTAGCGCTCTCAATACAAACAATGAAGATGCTACGCCTAAAAAATTCATTGCTACATATGGTCCTTGGCCATAATTCTTGCCAAAATCCAAAATATTCGGTTTTCCAAATTCAGATACAAATGCTTCTGCACTTGATACAAAGACCAATTGATTATCTCTTCCCTGCTTACATAGAATAACTGATAATCCTATAGTTCCGGGTACGGCTTGGACATAAGCGCTTAGGTCTATAATTTTGGTATAAACACCAGGTGAAATTGGGATAGCCATCTTATATCCTCCCTATAGATTTAAGAAAATTAAATTTGTCTTTCTTTTATATTTGTTCTATATTTTTTTAAAAATAAATCGACCAAATAAACACTATTTCTCGTAAATTATGTTTTCTGATGGTACTAAACGTAACTCGTGCAAATAAAATCTTAGAACTTGAATTAAATTCTGCCGTATCATTTGAATCTGATATATATAATCCTGCTTCACTAAGATCATAATATGTAGAACCTGCCGCACCATTTGCATCTTCTTGACCAACTGTAGTAGTGACTTTTGAAATTAAATACTGGTCATTATTTGCAGTATCTATTTCATAAACAATTGAATCAAATTTATGTAAACGACCACCATCAACACAATTAACTAGATCTGTTGAATTGATTATAGAAACTGAATCCAACTCTGTATCTGTTATAAGAGGAGAAATGGGATTCAAAGGATCTCCAGCAGTTGCTCCGCCTGTTCCTAAACCAAACCATGAAATATATCTACCCTCTGTTCCTGCTACTGTTAATTCTTGATTGAATGCACGTTGCATCAACCAAACTCGACCTGGATAAACTATCTGATTAGGACCTTCATGTATTGGAAATGTAATATCTTCTTCACCAATTTTATTTAGGCCGCCTGATTTTTTTTCAAAAATTTCAACATAACCTTTTGGTCCTTTGGAAGCAGCAGAAAATCTATCCTTCTGGTTTTTCTTATAATTGTCCGTAATTTGAACTTTTTGAGTGTCCATCTTTATCCTCCAAATTTGTACTCTATTTATTATTTGTTCTTATTATATATCATTAATTATTATTTGAATACCATCATCTAGCGGTACTATATCTGGTGCCGCCCGATATTCATTATCAAAATTGGATCCCATATCAAAATACATTGTTCTTCCAAGTCTTCCAAACATTAAATTTATACTTGTTAGACTTTCATCTTCTACTTTGAATATGTCTCCAGGATCTCTTTTTATAAGATCAAACTGAGCATCCATATCAAAATGTAATGGCATATAATTACCCGTATAATGAGTAATTTTTTCATAATCTATTTTGTCACTGAAATACAATGGATGTATAAAAATTTCATCTGGAGATGGAAAGAATGTTTCTAATTGATCTGTTAATTCAGGCAGATTATCAATAGATGGTAATTCTATAGATAATTCAGTTTTTTCATTAAGATATGCAGTTTCTTTAAAAATATTGTTTACATTTATATAATCTAAATTGTCACTGAAATACAATGGATGTATAAAAATTTCATCTGGAGATGGGAAGAATATTTCTAATTGATCTGCCAATGTACAACGAAATTCTGGTAATGTAAAATCAACAACAGGATACATTAAATATAATCCACCCGGATCATATATAGGATCAAAATATCCACCTGTATTAGGATCAAATGTAAATGTTCGACCAGGAGGAAATATAGGTATTCCTGTGAGATACATTGGTGGTGCATCAAAAAATGCATTATTATCAAAATTAAATGGCCAAGACTCAGTTGGATTGATAACAACATCATAGTTATCCCCCACGTCATACATTCCTAAAATATGTTCAGGAATGAATGTTCCAGGAGGTAGTACTTTTGTTCCCGGTAATGGTGCATTTACTAATTGAGGCATTGATGCCCAACCAATAGGAATATATGGTTCAGGACCAATCCAGCTCGAAGGAGGTACCCAACCAGGATCTTGATAACTACCAGACCATCCAGGAGGACATGTTATATAATCATTATTCACTTCCCATTGTGTAATAATAGTTTTTTCCAAATCATCATCAACATCAACATCTTCATAATTCCATTGATGTATTGATAAATCTACTGTATCTTTTTCTATCTGAGTATCAAGAAGAGGATTTGATACTACATATGCAACATTTAATCCTATGATTCTTGCCCTCTTAGGTTTGAAAAATTCAACCATTTCTCTAACTTTTTCGTAATCAAAACCTAAAAGAATATTTTCAAATGATACACCTTGAATCTTTAATTTCTGTCTTGCATAACCATCTAATTCCCGCAATAGACTCTTCAGTGAATCAAATATAACATCGTCACCTTGTGTAAGGATATCATCAAGAAACGCCTTGAGATCGGGATTTACCAATTCTAAGCGGTCTCCTGCATCGTCAACTGTATTAATAAAATTTGTTGATTCATTTACAGTAAATTTTTCATAAAACTGATGAACCAAATCTTCTCTTTCATCATATGATACAGGTCGTCTTACAATATTATTATATTCATCAATAATCTGTGTGGGTCCAGGATTTACATCATCTGCATAACATAAAAAACTCGAAGAAGGTATTGACGTTGCAGTTCTACCTGTCCAACTATGATAAACATGTGCAATTGAAAGAACAACTTCTAATAGAGTTACATAATTTTCATACCATAATTCTAATTTTACATCATAATCTTCTGATGCTACTTCATGTAATCCTATAGTATTAAATTTTTCCCATTGATCTCTAATAATTCTAGAGATAACAACATATACTTGCCATAAACTACTGAGAAGAGTAAATCCTGAAATACTAAAATATGGTGTAATAGATGGTAGTGTAATATTATTAGTTGCAAGTAATGCACGAATCTGATCTTCTGTATATAACCAATGTGGATCTGAATTAAAAATACTTGTATTGTAATTAACTGTTTGAATAGGAATTGTAAATGTAACCATTGGATAACCCGAATCGGCGGAATCTGCAATGGCACTTTCCAAATAAATATTATCAGTATATTTATGATATTTCAACCACCATTCAAATATTCTTAAATCATATAGACCCATAAATTCTAAGGCCTTTTTGATTGAACTAGCAGTACCTTTTATTTTATATAATTCACAGATTGAATATAAAAATAAAACTTTATCATATCTTCCTGTAATGTATGTACCATATGGAAATCCAAAACCTTCTAGAGCTTTTGCAAGAAGATCATCTGATAAACTGAATGCATCAGTTGATTCTTTTGCAACTTCCTGTAATGTTTTTAAAGATGAATACCAATCAATGAAATATACACGAAGTCTATTGTAATCAGGCGAACTAAAAGGAATCTGATCAATTACTCTTGTAAATAATTGTTCAGTTCTTGTTTGTGCGTTAAGGGCAGTTTGTCTTAATTCTGGTGGCAGATCTCCGATTACACTATTATCACGAAGAAAATTAATAATTTGGTAAAATGTTTCTGTCTTAAACATTTATATTATCCTTCACAATGCGGATAATCAACATATATTTTATCCGTAGGATCTAAACAAGAAAGATTGAAAAGTAATTTAATATCCTTATCTGTAACAGTATAGTCTTTAACAATTACTTTTATTCGATTGCCTACTAACACTCTAATCCGATCCACATCATGTGGTAAATGACTCATTGTAATTGTTCTATTTACAATAGTGGATATTATAAATTCTTCTTTTATTGATTTTGTAACAACAATTTCCATTGGAGTTGTAGAATCGATTATTTGATATTTATTTTCCATATATTGAAAATATGAATCTATTACATATTTTTCATATACCAATTCTATTAATCTTGTAGGATCTGCTATATTTGTATCAAAATTAAAATACGTAAGAACATTATTTATAACCATTTGTAAATAACAATATATTAATTTTGATAATGAAGAATCTAAATTTTCATATACAACTGCGGTCAAATCAGCAGTTGAGTCTGTTTGGCCCTGTGTTCTATATTCAAGAAGTAAATCCAACATAATTTCTTCTTCAGGTGTGAAATTAAATAAATTATACGACGCCGGTTTATCTACGAAATAAGTATTGAATTTGGGATCATCTGCTAACCATGTTTCAATAGTGGCGGGCATATGCATTGATAATCTTCTTTTCAATATAGGATCATCTAGTGCATAAAAAGGTACCGCCTTATAATGAAAATCATATGTAGGCACATTGAATCCATCATTAAATAAAAGATCTAATACAGAACCACGGCACTCCCATCTACTATCTATCTTTACAGGAACCTGATACAATTTTTCATTTACAGGAGTCTTTAAAGATAGTTTGTAAATCCAGTAATTTAATTCAGGACAGAACATCATAGATTATTTTTCCTTTTTCTTCTTATCAATAGCAATATGTTTAAGATATTGTGGTTTCTGAAGAGTACTTCGCGCGGGTGATTCATAAGCAGCAATACCCGCTGCACAATTTTCCTTTTTTACTATGCCAGAAAGAATTTGATATATCTTCTGCATGTTTAATTCCTTTATATATTTGTTCTTATTTTTCAGAAAAAACAGTCAGTTCCAGAACTCTTCAAAAAAATTAACGAACTGAAATTTATTATTTATAGTTCCGTTCTATTATATATATTAATTTTTGATAGTGAAGTTTTATTTATATTAATATTTTTTAGATTTGATAGAAAGGGATAAGAGGGGCTTACCAAATCGCTAAATTAGAGGGTTGGTGTATATTAATTGCTTCATTAAAGTAAAGGGGAAAAAATGAAAGCGTTGGTAGATTTAAGTCGTAATATATTTTTACAAAAAGCGATTCCGATGATGATGATTAATTTAACAGGACCAAAAGGTAATCTTGGATTTCATAAGATTACTGGAGGACCAGGAATCCAAATTGTTGATGCCTCATATGAGGTAATTGCTGCAGCGATTAGAAACCCTTTGTATAAACAGGGTACTCCAATCCATTTGAAATACTTCATTCATATGCTTCGTGGTTCTTCTAGTGAAGATATCCCGGATGAAGAATTGTGGAAATTGATGAATTTAGATGCTACTATTTTGAAGCAAAAATTCGGTACAACAAAGAATCATATTATGTTGGTTCTTCATATTCGTGAATTGAATAGGACATATCGAAAAGGTGCAAATTCGAAATATCAAGCAAGAGAAATTGGTGAAATAATAGGTGTTGAAATTGATAGATCAATGTATGGAATGACAAAGGAGAATTCGGGAGGACCTATGACTCGAGCGAAAAAAGATTCAAAGTTTAAACATTCAAAATCTACCAACTAGTAAACTTAAGTGATCACTTAATCGTAAAAATGAAACGATGCATCCCTCTGTGTCGTTTCATTTTTATTTTTATTTTTTATGGAGGAAATTATGTCATGTAAAACTCAATTAAAATCAGAAATCGAAAATTTATAATGGATGAATCTCTGATCGAACAAACGAAACTGACTGTCGATATGGTCATTTCAAAATTATTGCGTGAGGATATCTTTTTACCGTTTATGCCTGAATTGTTATCATATGATATTATATTCACAACATCTCTCCCGCATCCTGCAGCGATATGGGAAGAAGGTGAAAAGATTTTCATTAATCCAACATCACCAATGTACACACAATTTACTCCTGATGAAATAATGGCATTCGTGTTGATTCATGAAGACATGCATGTCCTGTTAAAACACACTGCGAGAGTAGGTCATCGTGATAAGACCATTTGGAATTTTGCTGGCGATTTGGTAATCAATGCTTTAGTCTTTTGTCTTGCAGTTGAGGCAGGAGAAAATAGTATTCTCAAAAATATAGTGACAGACAAAAGGTATAAGAATGACTTTTTGTATGATGAACAGTTTGAGAATATGATTGAAGAGGAAGTCTATGACAAACTTTTCAAAAAGAAAATGGTTACCAAGAAAAAGTATTCTGTTGCATTGTCTGAATTCATGAAAGGAATGGAAGGCGAAGGCGATGGAGAAGGTGATCCACAACCTGGAGATGGAGAAGGTAGTGGAACAGGAAAACCAGATAAAGATGGTAAAAAGAGTGGTAAAGGGAGTGGTAAAGAAAAACCAGGTGAAGAAGAACCTGATGAAGATGGTGGTACAGGTGGTGATGGAGAAGAAGAACCTCAAGTAGAAATTACTGAAGTTGAATTGGATATGGGTGGCGGAAAGAAATTCAACCACACAGATGTAAATTTTCCAGATATTGAATATGAATCAGAAGCAGTGAAAAAAGAGGCCGACGAAAAACGACAACAACGAGTCTCTATGTCACGACAACTCCTTGAATCTTCATTACGAAAAGGTGTTGGCTCTGCAGAATTGAAGAGTTTCCTACAAAGATTATTTAAAGTTCAAATTGATTGGGGTAAAATATTGGCAGATTCGATTTTGACAGCAATGGAAAAATCGTCAGATTTAACATGGGGCAAACCTAGAACCTCATGGATGGCAAATCCTTCACTTCCATATCTCCCATCTATTGATGAGGAAGAACGATACGGAACAGTGATTTTCTCCGTTGATGAATCAGGTTCAATGTCTGATGATGATGTGAGAAAAGCAGCATCAATTGTTAATGATTCGAAGGATCATTTTAAAGATATTATAGTTATAAAACATGACTATTCTATCAGTTGGGAAAAGAAATACACTTCTGATGAACTTGATGTGGAAGCAGTATTGACAAGACGCACATTCGGTGGTACCTCTCATAAAGATGTATTTGAGAGAGTGAATGAAATCATACGTTCAGATCCGGATGCAATGATATCATGTTTCATAGCAGTAACAGATATGGAATCGGATATTGAGGAAACCCAGAAGTTGATGCCGTTAGATATTCCTCGTATCTATATTGTAAATCATAATCATGGCAAGTATAAAAATGTGTCTGGTCGGATAATCCGAATTAAATAAAGTGAAGGAGATACCCCAATGGCAGTAAATATGGAATTGAAAATTGAACTTAATGATGCAAAGAGATTCATTGAAAATCATGTTGCGATGAGAGATCGTGCGATAGAAAAGAATTTCGGTCATTCAATCCTGTGGATATCAGGTCCTCCAGGTATTGGCAAGTCTGATGTATTCGAACAGATTTGTACTGAGCGTGGATGGGGTTTGAATGTTGCATATGTAGCAACGATGTTATTGGAGCAGATTACAGGTCTTCCAAAAGTTGGAGGATTCAGTCCTGCATTGACATGGTTGTCTGAATTGGTGAAGAAACTTGGTAATATCTCATTATTTGGAAAAACGATTGATATTCCCGAAGTCAAAGCACCACGTGATTCATTGTACACGAAATGGTCTTTACCTGAATTATTTTCATTTAAAAATCTTCGTGTCAAACCTAAAGATCCTGATAAGTCTCCAATGATTCTTCTGTTGGATGATGCACATCTATGCAACAAAACTATTCAGGGATATTTATTTCAACTTCTAACATATCGGTCAATTCATAATCATAAATTGCCTGATAATGTATCAATTATAATGGCAGGTAATCGTTCAGATGATAAAGCAGGGTTTCAACAAATCCTAGCACCTGTTGCGAACAGAATATTCTTTTTGGATGTTGAAAGTAATGCTGATGCATGGACAAAGAACTTTGCAATAAAGAAAGGTTTGCGTCAGGATATTATCTCATTCATTCAGTATTATCCAAATTATCTTCAATCAACACCTATGGAATCTCGTGCGTGGGCGTCTCCAAGATCATGGACGAATGCAGCATATACTCTTGATGAGTATGAACATTCCGCTGGTAATAACAGGTTGGAGAATGGTTCAATATTTCAAATACTTAAAGGACATGTTGGCGATGATTACGCTACCAAGTTCATTGAATATCGTACACTGTTAATGCAGTGGGATGCGGAAGGTATTCTTCTCGGTCGAACAAAAGTCGATTGGAATGATTTCGTGAAAAATAAGGTTAAGGCATATTCATGTATTACTGCCGTAACCAATGAATTGATTAAGAAAATGCGACCAAAGAATTTCAAGGTCACAAAAGAAGATAAAGATATTTTGGATGGTTATCGTCATGTTATTGAGAAAATGACGAATGTTGCTAGACCTATTGTTCCCCTTGGTCTTAAACTTTTAATTTATGAAGAGAAGGAAAAGGGATCTGTTGATTTTACCCGTAAAGTTTTAAAAGGAAATCCTGTCCTTAAAGAACTTGCGAAAGTGATTTAAATTATGAATGGCAAACCTGTACTTCCGACAAACCCGACTTATTCGGTAAACATATTAGAGATAGACTCACGTGGAGTTGTTTCGGTTGTGAAGAGGATTGCAAGGGAAAAATTAAAAAACTCCCGACTATATGGAACAAAGATTTTATTGGATGATTATTCATCAATTGGAAAAGAATTGAAAATTAAAATATTGGGACATTGGGCATTCGGTATTCCAGGATTTAAAGGAAAATTGAAATTTGATAAATTGAAAAATGATAAAATTATATTGATAATACCAGATGATGCACCAGAATGTGTGCAAAATCTTGCATATAAAATAAAGGAATCTATACACGATTAGATGATGTAAATGAAGTGGTTAAACATGTGAAATGAAAGGATTAGTATGAAATTATTAATATTCTTATCTTTCATAATAGCAGGAAGTTATTTTGCAGGAAAGACATGCGGGTATCTTAAATTGAAAAGTTGGGATGCTAGTATTGGATGGGGTTTTGCATTACTATTTTCATGCACAACCTTTTATTATATTTTCCAACTTCTTGACTGTGTAGAATAATTTAGGAGTAAATAAAGGACCAGATGATTTCCATATAGGTTTTCATCTGGTCCTTTTTATAAAATCCGCACGCACAGGCGAAGGGAAGTGGAGGTGGGTTATTTTTTTGGTTTGAATAAACTAAAAAATAACCGTAGTATATTATTGACAACCCGACTATATGGGGTTGGGGCAACGGTGGTTATGCCTCCAGTTTCTACCGGAGGACTTAACGGTGGTTTCTCCTCAGTTTTCTCTTTACGAGGTTCCGGAGAAGTTACTACCGGTTTCGGTGGTATAACATCTTCAATGATAGTTTGATCTATTTCTCGACCATTTTTCCACTGAACATGACACCAATCCTTTTTTTTCCAATCACCGCCCCATTGAATATTATCCGGGTCGACACTTTTACAAATTTCTCCAAATTCTTTATAATCAGTGATTTTATTGTTATTTAGATCTGCTTTTGTATCCCAAGTTACTGTTGTCGATTTACCAATTGCATAATCTATGGCCATCGATTTGGGTTCTGTTGAGTGATATGTATTCAAAGTCCAAGTGACTTTTCTCTGATTTTGTTTGAGAGTAATGTCGCCCAATTTTACTTTTTTACGTTTTGCATTTACAACTATAAGTTCTTCCCTACCTTGTGCGTAAAGTGCTTCTTGCTCCATCTGTGATCGTTTTGTACATGTGATCGTTATTGGCAAGTTTTGTTCATCTGCAATTTTTAATGCCTTTTCTATTATTTTTTGAAAAGGTTCATATAAATATTTTAAATTTCTACTTGCCATAACCTATTTCCTTTATCCTAAAGAGTCAGTAAGTTTATTAATTTGTTCCAATACATCATTCTCATTCACGGCGATGGTATCTCTGGGTTTTGTTTTTGATTCTCGTATAACAGTTTTCTTGACTGATGATACCTGAAGTGCAGGTTTTTCATCTACAATCGTCGCAGACTCTTTAACCGCCGCCCTCAATTGAACAGGACGTTCTATTTGAATTGTGTCTGACCATGCTTTCAAATACATATCACCATTGGCGACTGCTTCAAGTCTTGCATTTAATACATCTTTATCTTTTAAAGATGGAATAACAGTATCTAATGCAGGAAGATTAACAACAATTTCTCCCCCTTTTATAGAACCTGTAAAACCATATTCAACATCTTCATGCATTAATCTGAATTTAACCTCTACGTCCTTCTCACTTGCAGATTTTAAATCCATCGCAAATGTCAAACGTTCTTCTGCTGATGATTTAATATCTATCATTTTTTTCTCCTCGATGTTTTAGAAGTTTTCTTTGTTGATTTCTTTTTTGTTGAGGTTTTCTTTTTCTTTTTTTCTTCAACCTTAACAAAAGTCAACATCATCTTCAATTTCTTTCTTTTTTCTTTAATACTCTTTAGTCTAACAATAAGTTGTGGACGTTCTGCACCACCAGGTCCTGATGATAAATAATGTCCTCCAAGAGAACCTTCACTTACACCAACCTTACAGGGACAATCCTCAACAAGATATATTTGTTCATATTCATCTTCAAGACCGCCAGAGTCTCGAATTTTGTGCCATATTTTAAAGGTTCCGATATTAGGAAAGTGATATTTTATTTGTACACGATCAGAACCTTCTAATGTAAATAATTGTCTCCAACCAGATGGAGTTTGTTCTTCAATTACCCACCAATAATATGTAACAGGTGGAGAACCAGGATCAGATGAATCACGATATATAGGTGAACATCCTGTATCAATTTTTTCAAATTTTGCATGTGGAAAAAATGGTAAACATATAGTCTTACTTGAAATTCTATCTATAAGACCATCATTCCAATACGCACGTAAAATTACACAACGATCTGGTTGATTTGTAAATATATATTCAGGTTGGAATGTATAATCATCACAATAAATATTACTAGCGGCCGCCATGATATCGCCATCATAAAACTCCCAGCAATATTCTTTTCCGTTTGTATGAGTTCCAACACGATTTCCTGGATCAAATGTTGTATTCGTAAATGTTATAGGTTCCCCTAAAACACCTATTGAAGGATCATATATGAAATCAACAATGACCGAGTGTCTTATATTTATTTGTTCTGAATAACTATCAGTTAATCCTGCTCCGTTAGTTACAGTAAGCGTTATGTCATAGGTACCTGGATCGAACCATGCATGTGAACCGTCGTGAATTCCAATTAATATTTCAGATGTTCCGTCGCTATAATCCCATTCAGATTGTATAATGCATGTTGTTTCAAATATAGGTATTGTGAGATATGTACAATGTTGATAAAACTTCTGACCTATCTCTTCAAATGTAATAACAGCAGTTGAATCATTTATAATGTCATATGTAACACCCGCAGTACCATCTACAGGAAGATCATAAAAATGTGCAATTGGAGGACCTTCAGGAAACAATATCAGATTCTGAACATGTACATCTTTACCTCTATCATCTATTACATGAATCCAATCCGTGTAATGTGTAACCGATGTGGATCTTGTACTATCTCCCAACCAATAAGCGATAAGAACTTCATCGCCATTATCAAAATTACCATCTGTATCAAGTAAATCCCCATCTGATAAATCGTGAGAATAATAACCATGTGAATCAGTCTGGTATACATTACTCCATATAGTATCATCTGAATCTAAATCTTTTTTTATAAAAAGAAATTGATAATAGCAATTAGGGACAAGATCTCCGTTTTGCTCGGAAACAAATCCACTTATTGAATATGCCATTATAAGACCCTTTTAGTTTATTTAAATTAATTCAAACGACATTCCGTTAATTATTGGTTCTTCACCGGTTCCATATGATTTTATTGTTATTGGTTTATCACCAATCACACCGATTTTTAATTCATCCCACACAGTTCCACAATTTATATTAATATTAACAGGATGACCAATATTAACTAATTCAGCAATTTCTGTCCATGGTATATCAGAAGAAGGTGTATCTGCTGTTAATCCATCTCCACTTGTTCCAATATTATCAAGATAAAAGTTTTTAGTTTCTAAAGTTTGTTCACTTGATTGTACGGAAGGATTAACTATGACAACCATTGATGCATTAATTACTGATTCTGTACCAATTCCATACGATTTCATTGTTATTGGTTTGCCTGCTGGACCAACCGCACTAACATTGAATTCTTCAGTCCACTCAGCATCACGCTTTAAATAAATATTAACAGCGAGACCTTTATTAATATAATTAGTAATAGTTGTCCAATTAATTTCTGAGAGCGGACCATATGGGTTTTCTAATAAACCATCACCACCTGTTCCATCATTATCAAGATAAATATTTGATGATTGAATTGAAAAATTTTGATTGGTCGCAATGGAAGTTCCTGCCAAAACAACGATTAATAACAATATAACAAATAAATATTTTTTCATAATAGTCTCCGTAAGTTGTTTTATATTTGTTCTATATAACCATTGGTGGTTATATATATTAATTCTTGAATGAAGTTTTATTAGATTTTGTTTTGTATTTATTTTATAAACCATTTGAGAAAGGGGAGAAAAGATGTGAGTAATTTTTTTGATGCAATGATTGTAGTACCAGCCGGTATAATTCTTAACATTATTATTTTTATAGTGGCTAAGAGTGTAATCGGTAAATTGACAAAGATGGAGAAGGTCACCAAAAAGAATCGAAAAGAAATCGATAAATTATGGCAGATGGGAAAGATTATTAATGTAGGTGTATGGATAGTTGGTATATGTCTTTATTTATTCCTGAACATAGGATCATGGAATAGTACACCAACTGAAATGCCTACCACAGTTGAAGATCAGGTGAGGACACAAGTTTTTCAAAAACCTGAAGCGATTGTAAAAAGAAACAAAGAGGCTTTGAAAGCACCCGAAATAAAACGGGCAGAAGAAGTTAAGATTGAACAAGATGAGAGTAAAGACGATTACGAAGCATTTCTTAAAAATTCACTTGAAGGGG